GGGCTGCCGAAGGATTTAGTCAAACATGGTATCCGCATCTTTATAGAGTTAAATTAAAGCAAATATACGACGGACAAGAGTTCAGCGAAATATTAGATTTACCAGCAGGTGATGATGCAAATAATACACTGCGTGATGTATTGAGTACATTTGAAACCGAAATGCAAATTAACAATGCAGTGGTTGCACAAGCTGATGCAGATTCTGCAAAAAGTGGGTACGATACTAGTAATCTTTACACATTACAAGTTGACAATCAAGGTCGACCTGAATTGGTTACCACTGATACTAATGAACTTGATGCATCGCAAGCTGACTTACTAGCTGATAGAGTTTCTCAAACTCCTGCTAGAGAAGGATATCAAGGATATTTACTAGGTGATAATATTGCTCCAAATGGCGAATCGTTTGGAAGTGGAATTCAATTTCCTAATGCTGCGCAAACAGGCGATTATTTTTTACGAACTGATATGCTGCCAAACAGACTATTTAGATATGATAACAGTCGATGGATTAAAGTTGAAGACGGTGTTAGAATGACACTAAGTAATACTGATACACGCTCAACACTTAAAACAGGGTTTGTTAACAATTCGACTACCTCGACAATTGGTGGCGATACTGTTGTAGAAAAACAAAGTTTATCTAAAGCACTTAAACCAAAGGCAGATAATTAATGCAACATTTTTATGATGGACAGATTAGACGTTACATAACACAACTAGTACGTTTGTGTAGCGGTTTTCAATGGCAAGATAGCAGCGGCGGATTACGAAGTATACCAGTAAGTTACGGCGATTTAACAAGACAAGTTGCTAATATAATCAAAGAAAACAGTGAAAATAAAATGCCAAGTGTGCCACGTATGGCTGTATATATTACTGGATTGGAGCTAGATAGAGAGCGTCTAGCAGATGCTACATATGTTGAAAAAGTTAATATACGTGAAAGAGCTTATGACGAAGCAGGCAACGAATACCTTAATACACAGGGTAAAAATTATACAGTAGAACGCATAATGCCTACACCATATATGCTACGTGTTAATGTTGATATTTGGAGTAGCAATACAGATCAAAAACTCCAAATTATGGAACAGATATTATCATTGTTTAATCCTAGTCTTGAAATTCAAACTACCGACAATTACATTGATTGGACTAGTTTAACTAGCGTATATTTAGAACAAATTAGCTTTTCAAATAGAACACAGCCAATTGGTGTTGATAGCGAAATTGATGTTGGTACATTAAGTTTTAGTACACCTATCTTTATATCACCGCCAGCCAAAGTTAAAAAACTTGGTGTTATTACACAAGTTGTTGCTAATATATTTGATGAAACACGAGGAACTGTTGACTTAGGCGATACAGTACCAGAACTTAGTGCATATGCTGATACGCCAGTTCCGTTAACTAAAACGACTACTGTAAATAGTGATCCAGAAACAAAAACTGATATCACAGCTAATATTAATTCAAGAGGAACATTGTCTGCCACTTATCAAAACTACGGAGTATACATTACAGGCAACATAGCAAGGCTTGTTGACAAACGAGAAGTTGGAACAACCAATTGGCAAACTATTATCGAATCGTATCCAGGAACATATACTGCTGGATTAAGTCAAATACGTTTAAGAACCGAATTAGGAAGTTTTATTGTAGGACAAATTACATTAAATCCTATGGACGAAACACAATTAACAATAACGTGGGATAGCGACACACTACCAACTGGCGATGTTGTTGAAGGTCCTGCACGTAATAGTAATAGTTATACAAGTTTTGACAAAATTGTTGAGCCACAGAATTATAATCCAACAGACGATAAAGTAGCCGGATTTAGAATACTGTTATTAGAAGCAATTAACACTAGTGAAAACGTTGGCGGTAGTGTTGGCGATACACCGTATAACTATACCTATGACGGTCCTGATGCTTGGAAAAACAACGATGGAACTGATTTTGTAGCAAACGCTAACGATGTTATTGAGTGGGACGGCACTGCTTGGCAAACTGTAATTGATTCAACTGACAGTACAAACGGTATTAATCAGAAGAATTTAGCAACAGGTGTAATTTATACATGGACTGGCACAGATTGGATTAAGGCCTACGAAGGCGAATATTCACATGGTACATGGCTAATACTACTTGACGCATAATTATATGTATGAGCAAGATTATATGTAGCGGTGCGCTATTCTATACATTGGATACTAATCGATTTTTATTCTTACATAGAATACAAAGTAAGAATAAAAACGTTTGGGGGTTAGTTGGTGGCAAAAACGAAAAAGAAGAAACACCGTGGGAAGGCTTACAAAGAGAAATTTCTGAAGAAATTGGAGATGTACCTGATATTGTAAAACTTATTCCATTAGAAACATTTGTTAGTAACGACGATACTTTTAATTTTCATACATATTTGTGTGTAATTAAAGAAGAATTTATTCCAAAATTAAATGATGAGCACGACGGCTATGCTTGGGCAACTTTTAGCAAATGGCCCAAGCCGCTTCATAACGGATTAGCAAATACACTTCGTAGCAAAACTAACCAACAAAAATTACAAACTATTTTTGAACTTATCAAATTCATTGCGTAGCCAATTAAAGTCATTAATTTTTACTAGAGCTTCTAATTTGCCTCTATTAGATTCTCCGTATTTTTTGCCGTGATTAGCACCGTTAATCGCCGCATTGCCAAACTGTTTATCTTTGCCTCTAGTACACCATGCATTTAATCTAAATTCTGTTTCTTCGTCTAACTGCCCATCGATTGCTCTTGAGGCAAGTTTTACACATTCTCTAAACGCACTACGCCATGTACTAAATTCATCTGTATTAAATTTAGTAATATTACTAATACGATTGATTGTTTTAAACAGTGGACTAATACTAGTTGTCATATCTGGTTTGCTAGTATCCATATTTAATGTAAGTTCTCTTGGAAGTAATTTTACAGCACCGTATCCGTATATCAATCCGTTTACTGGATTTTGTGATTTCCATACATGTACAGTTTTTCTACTATCAGGGTCGTATGCCGGCACGTAATAATCAAAGTTAAAGTTTTCTACTATTTCGGCATCAGCATCAACAATCCAAATCATATCAGTTTTACACAACTTTGCAGCTTCAATGTGTGCAGCATGAATACCTTCTACTCCATGTACACGTTTTGCACGAGGAAATCTATCAGTTAATAATTTATAATTATTATCTGCATGTTCTTCATCTTTGCTAATAAACACAATATCATAAAGTGTAGGTGTACTTGCAACTACATTGTATTCTTTTTTGTTGGTTAAGAAACGCATATCTATTTCACGCTGTGTAACTGGACTAGTTTTACTGATTAGACTTATCCCGTCTCTAGCATCGCCATTTAAAAACACATGATTTGTTTCTCTTTCAAACCATTGATTATGTGTAAAATATAAATCAAATTTAAAATCATCACTTACATTTACTTCTGGTGGAATCATCCAAAACATTTCTGTTTTAGATTTCTTTATTGCGTTTTCATAATCTTTGTATGTATTAATAACAAACTTTTCGTATTGCACAGGACCACTAGCAACAACATCGTGTTCTTTCCTACGAGCAATTAATCTATGTTCAATTTCCTTTTCAGTTAACGGAGCGTGTTTAGTACATAAGAATAATCCATTGTGATAATCGTTATCGTCTACTCTATGTATAAACGTATGATTTATTGTTCTATCATAGCTGTTGTGTCTACTAAAATATAAACTTAAATCAAAGTCTTCATTAATTTTAATATTTGGAGTTGTTGCCCAAAACATCTCTGAGGGCGATGTATCATATGCATTAAGATAATCATCATAAGTTTCAATATTATAAACTGGAAATGGTTTTGGCTGACTTATAATAACATCATGTTCTTTTCTATGAGCATACCAACGGTGATTAATTTCTTGTTCCGTTACAGGCGAATGTGTTGAAAATAGTGCAACACCATCCCAATGTTCTCCGTTTTTAAAGATATGTGTAATATTTCTATCGTAAGTATTATCATGTGTAAAGTATAAATCAAATTCAAAATTAATATCAACTTCAACATCACTAGGTATTGCCCAAAACATTTCAGTTTTTGAATTTTGCATAGCTGCTAAGTAATCGTTGTAATTGTTTATAACAAACTTTTGATAGTTTACAGGAAAACTTGCAATATCGTCCCAATGCTTTGCTTTTACTAAATGCCTATGTTCAATTTCTTTTTGTGTAACTGGTGCGTGTTTACTAAACAAAAACATGCCATTGCGATATTCAAAGTCTCCAACCAAATGTACAAATGTATGATTAATATTTCGATCATAAAAGTTATCATGAGAAAAATAATATTCGCTTTCGTCAAATTCTGAAAAATCGATATTATTACTATATCCCCAAAACATTTCAGTATCGCTATTTTCCATTGCGTCAAGGTAATCGTTATAAGTTTCAACAAGGAACATATTATAAATGCATTCTTGACTGGCTTCAATATCCCAATGTTTAGCATCAACTAAGTGTCTATGTTCAATTTCTTTTTGTGTAATTGGTTTATGTTTACTTAATAAAAATACTCCGTTGCGTGTTTGTTGACCTTTTGCATTGTGAATAAATGTATGATTTTGAAATCTATCGTATGTATTATGATGATCAAATGCTAAGTCAAAATCATAGTTATCGATATTAATATTACGACTTACAGCCCAAAAGAGTTCAGTAATACTTTCGTCCATTGCTTTTAAATATTCGTCGTAGGTATCAACAAAACATATATCATAGTCGCCATATGAGCTTGCTACAATATCCCATTCTTTTGCATTTACAATATGCCTGTGTTCAATTTCTTTTTGTGTAACTGTCTTATGTTTGCTAAACAGAAAATAACCATTATAATCAACGTTTTCGTAACCTTGATTTAAAAACGCATGATTCGATGTTCTATCATAACTGTTATTATGAGAAAAGTACAAATCAAAATCAAAATCGTCATAGTCTTTTAGGTTACTACCAACGCCCCAAAACATTTCTGTTTTAGAGTTTTCAAGTGCATATAAGTAATCGTCGTAAGTATCGATAACAAATTTATTATACACAATTACGGTACTACCTAATGTACTATGTTGTTTTACTTTTGCTAAATGTCGGTGTTCAACTTCTTTTTGTGTAAGTGTGCAAGTTTTGCTACATAAAAATAGACCATTAAACAAGTATTCATTATCATCAATTTTGTGCAGGTAAGCATGGTTTATATTTCTGTCATATGTGTCTGTATGATTAAAAACAAAATCAAAATCAAATTGACTAGTATTAATATTTCGACTGCTCATCCAAAACATTTCTGTTTTAGAATTTTCAAGTGCATACAAGTATTCGTCATACGAGTCAATTTGAAAATACTCATATGGCGCTGGTATACTAAACACTGTATTGTGTTCTTTTCTATTTACAGGATGTCTGTGTAAAATTTCGTTTTCAGTAAGTGTAATTTTTTTAGGTATAAGAAAAACACCGTTGAAGCATATTTTATCATCACAACTGTGCAAAAATGCATGAGTTTGATTTCGATCAATTATATTATGGTGACTAATGTAAAACTCGTCTAAGCACTTTTGATATATTCTAAGTTGCGGACTGCTCATCCAAAACATATCAGTTGTTGAGTTTTCTTTAGCTTCTAGATAATCTTCGTATGTTTCTATTTCAAAATAATCAAATGTTTTTGGAGTACTATAGATTATGTTGTGTTCTTTTTTTTCTGAATAAAAACGGTGTTCAATTTCTTTCCTAGTAATTTCTATATTTTTACTGCATAGTGCTACACCGTCATATGTGTTGTTATTTTTAAACACATGTGTAATATTTCTATTATACATATCGTGATGCGAAAAATATAAATTTAGATCGTTTGTTAATTTTACATCATCTGGAACACTCCAGAACATTTCTGTTCTGCTATTCTTCATTGCACGTTTGTAATCTGAATAGTTATTTACTACAAACGTATCAAACTTTTTTGGCAGACTTGCTACTACCTCGTGTTCTTTTTTTACTCCTAAGAATCGATGTCTGAATTCACGCTCACTAATTCTACAATATTTGCTTAGTAACATAACACCATCGTAACTATCACCGTTTAAAAAGACATGATTTATATGTCTATCATATTGATTGCTGTGAGGTATATACATAAACTCAAATTCAGAATTTATATCTACATCATCAGGTATCCACCAACACATATCAACTTCTAAATTATCAATAGCATTAGTATATTCTTCATATGTACTAAATGAATATGCAGGAAACGGTTTTGGTCTACTTGCTAGAATACTAATTTCTTTTTTCTCTGCATAAAACCTGTGTAGTAATTCATTATCGGTTGGTGTATAATTTTTTGGAGCAAGTATAATTCCGTCTTTGTTTTCTTTGTCTCCGTTACGAAATACATGCACATACTTTTGACTCCAATCGTCAGGCATGTATGTAAACTTAAAAAAATCACTTACTTCAACGTCATCAGGAACTAACCAAAACATATCAGTTGTAGTTTTTTCTTGTGCTTCTGCATATGTTATACCGTAGAAAACATCAAACGATGTCTTACCTGCAAGTACATCATATTTTGCACAAA